AAATCAAATTTGGGTCGTTGCTTTGCTCTTCACCACTTGGACCACCGTTTTATTCATCTACCGGATTATGCTCATTTAACAGCTTCATGAGTATGTCGCCATGACATTTCCCTTTTTCACACCAACACCCCATCTCTTTTCCACGGAGATCGGTCAATGCATCCATCAGCCCAGGGGTGGTACGAATATACTCCTCGTACAAACGAAGGCACTCTTGCAATCCGTACTGCTTAACGGAGTATTTGTTTGCCCATTTGCTGTGATAGGTCCATGATATGTACTGAACTCGTCGGCCGATATAGACAGTGTTTGGTAATGCATCCCACTCTTTAAACCCGGCGATTCCACGTTTGTTCAATTCTGCCTTGCGAACAGACACAACTGTTGTTTTCATGGTGTTGATATATAATATGAACACAACTATATTCAAATTTGAATTGCATTGATGTGTATATATGTTCGAATATCCGTGGCATTCGCAGCCAATCCGTCAGGACCGAAACAGCATTTGTTATCGCAACAATGTTGATTCGCTGGTCCAGTGGCGCACACAGTTAATGACTGCCAGATGTATCAGAGATTTCTTTAAAATGGTGTTGCAGCTCGTGTCGGACTGGAACGAAACGGCTAAAAGTGTAGTTGATATAAGATTCTTCATATCTATGCAGGTGTCTATTGGTGCTGTCCTGTCTCGGTTAGACCGAGTTACGTCTTCGGAATATCCCAAACTCTGCGATACCGTACAGCGGTCCCTTGTGAACTACAATGAGCTCAAACATGACATTGCAGCACTCACGATTAGCACGGACATGAATGAGATAAACATTTCAATCATATGTCACGAAATGATTCATGTGTTTGGCACTGATCGGCAAAACTGATCATGACGGTCCAAATTTGATTTTTTTTGAAAAGTAACAGAGAGAAGTACTCAGCACACCATGGCGGCAATCAACACTTATGATAATATTGGGGAATGTTATGATTGCTTAAGCACCGGTCTACTCGTTAAAGTCAACGCCTGCGTGGATGGGGGTGTCACGAAATGGGTTTGCATGGATGGGTGTTTGATAAAATGTAATTGGTGCAAACAAATCTTAGACACCGGCAAACTAAACTACCGGTGGAAACCTATTCGCACAGGTGCGTATTTACCACGAGTACGGTGCTGTTCGTGCAAAACGGTCAACGTACCTAGTCAGTGTTGGATTGGACCGCCGCCAGCTTGGTGGAAGAATAAGGTGTGTGGTGCGGAAACGTACACTCGTCAACGGGCAGCGGCCTATATTGGATATAGCAAGGATTATTATTATGGTATATGCGATGACTGTGACCGTCGCGCTATAGTCATGACAGTGCCCGCAGACGCACGTGGTCACCCGCACTTGAGTCCACGTGTATGGAAGTGGTTATGCGTAACTGGTTGTAAAGTATTGTGCTCACATGGATGTGGTGAAATCATTGATTATGCGACATGTATGCATACAGAAGGTTGGAGACCGGACGTTGTGTGCCCAAGATGTAAAAACTATCATGCAACGATGCAGCAATACGGGAAGGACAGCCCATTTCAACGGTGCGCACGCGCAGTCAGATGCGATAGTGACTGTTTCGATACGGACGATTATAATCATACACCGAAGGTAGTCAAATTGTATTTCCCAGACATAATGAACTGGACCCAATTCACGATATCACTGCGATTTCATGTGGACGAATTATTGATGATTGATGCTGCACGAACCCGTCGTGGTATCAATCGACGGACGATGCGAGGCATTACCACGCTGGAAATGGCATGGAATTGTCGCATGTCGTTTACTGTGATGCAGTTTTTGGTGAATGAATGCGGTGCAGACGTACATCAACGTACATCTAATGGTGACAGCATTGTTGACCACATTTACCGGACAATGTGTTGTTGGACGGAACATCGTTTGATAATTGAAATGATGATTCGCTCTGGGTGCGGATCTGTGATTCAAGATTGCATGCAGTTTCCCCATGGACTACTCATCATGATATTGAGCTACCTCGACCATGTGTGAATTGCTCAACTATGTTGAGCAAAGTTTGAGTTTGATTTTTTTTATATAGTAATAGAAGAGTTCGTCATGGCACAACAAGAACCCACCGAATTGTCGGCGTTAGTGATGAGTGGGTTGGGTGCAATCGTGCCGGTGACGTATAGGTGTGGCCATTGTCGTGATCATGTGTGCACTGCGATCCCACAAGCATGTAGGGGCTGCAACCACCCACACGGTTTGTCAACCATCTCGGCATGCATTAATTGTCGTTGGAATTATATAATGAGGGACAACGGCATCAAAGTTTGCCCACTTGGTGCGTATGACATGATGTTTGCGGCGATGAAGATGATGTACCGCAACTACACCGAACTAATCAATGGCGAAGATATCCACACCGAAATGATGTGGGTTATATGGCGTGCCCTGTCGTTCATTGACGAGAACATTCAGGAAGACTGCTTGCGCATGGCCAGTGACGTTTCTAGTGACCAAGCACTGCGCGAGATGATATCGGATGTTGAGTTGGGATATATCAGGTTCGATGAATGCCGTTCATTACTCGATATCCGGTATACGTTTGATGTCGAGATCCCTCAAATGCTTGGACTGATGAGTCGCGACACGTAGTTGACACTAATGACGGTCCAAATGATGAAGAGCAAAGTGACGATCTAAGTTTGAATTTTTTGAGAGGTAACAGAGGGAAGTACTCAGCACATCATGGCGGCAATCGACACTTATGGCAATATTGGAGAGTGTGATAATTGCTTCGGCACCAGTCCACTCGTTAAAGTCAACGCCTGCGTGGGTGGGGGTGTCACGAAATGGGTTTGCATTGATGGGTGTTTGATAAAATGTAAATGTTGCAAACAAACCTTGGATTACAACAAACTTATGTGCCGGGAGAAACCTATTCGCGCAGGTGCGTATTTACCACAGGTACGGTGCTGTTCGTGCAAAATGGTCAACACGCCTCGTCAGTGTTGGATTGGACCGCCGCCACCAAACAGTGTGTGTGTGTATGATATTGATGTTTATACGCCACCTCGGATGTCAGCCCCGCTTGTACCTGTGGAACAAACGAGCGGGTTGCGAGCATTCTACCATGCGGTGTGTGATGTGTGTAACCGTCGATCGATAGTCATGAACGAACCGACCGGGGGTATCAACAATATGCGTAGTTTGGGGTATGGGTATGGGTCCAGAATGATTTGTGCGACCGGATGCAAGACGGCGTGTCCGAATAGTAAATGTGGTGTAATCATTAACTGTGCATCAGCGATGTATGTTAAATATTATACGCCCAATGTCACATGCCCAGCATGTAATGCGTCGCACCGCATGGAATTTATGCACTATGAAAATAACGTATTGGTAAACACCAATCGGGCAAACGTCATGAGTGGTTCGCATTTCGCTTTACTGTTGCCTACTCGTAACACATCTTACTTGCAGCGTATTATTGAGAAGTTCGGCGGGGATATCAAATCGTGCACTACCCAGGGTCGCACTATACTGGAAATCGCATGTGACAACGAGAAAACGATGCGCGATTTCTTTATGTGGTTAATTAAACAGGGTGCGGACCCGCATCAACGCACATCTGGCGGAGCCAACATCGTTGATCACATTTATCAGAATAGTATAGATTGTAACAACAATCTGCTATTGGAAAAATTGATAGTGAAGCATAACTGCCGTACCATTATCCAAGAGTATTTGCCGTTGCTGCCGACCATGGTTGCCACGGTGTTGGGGTATGCCGGATGTCGAAAACGTTAGCAGTCAACATAGTGCGGTGATTGTCAAAAATGGTAATGTGAAAACAGCGTGCGTCCGATGAAAATATTATTGGGCTATGGATTTTACTTTTCATTTTTATTTTTTAAAAAAAGTAAATGGGCCTGACCATTTTCATTTTGCTCGCCGACTGAATCGAAATTTCACAGCAGGGTCTATGGTGTACTATATTGCGAAACGTCTGATCGAGTTTAAAATGGTCAATATTACCCACACCGTATGAGGTGGCTTACTGTTGATATTTATTTTGACCGTGTTAATATTGTCCGGAAAACCGGCAGTTACGACCATTACAACATAGTTGATCGAGAGACTGTTTGATATCATCTGGCAGTGTGAACCACTCACCATTTGTGCGGTATTGGTCATACCTGTCATGGTACTCTTTTTCAGCAGTGAGAACATCATCAGTTGGAATAAACTTGATCAATTTAATCTTGCGAACCGGGTGGCCACATTGCAACTGTGTCAACCTTTTTTCAATGGGGCAACATGTCCTGCCAATTTTGATATGCTTGTCAGTGGGGTCATCTTCAAACCCAATGAAATATATCACACCTGGTTTCGCACGGCCGTTATTTATGTCCAATTTTTTGAACGCGACGGTCAATGTTTCGGTTGGGTTCGGTGCTTGGCATAAAACTTCCATTGCATAGTTTGTATCACACCACATTCGATATGATTTATAAAGTATGGGGTGGGTCCACTTCATTCCGAACTTTTTATAAACTGGTTCACCAATATCTAATGTTCGCATGAGATCTTTGGCTTGTTGCGATGGTAAGTATTTTCTGAACTGTTTATTTTTTTCGCTATGTGATTCAATGCATATCCACCCTCGGCGATCATCACATATTAAAATACCGTTATCATGTCCCACAATATGTAGTGTGCCCAATTGCTCAAGAACTTTTTTAGTGATGTCGTCATCGTTGATGTAGTTTAATACACATCTCACACATTCTTTGCGGATATAATGCTGGGCAACTTTGCGGGCTTTTGGGTTTACGCGAACCTGTATGGTTCTTATCACTGATTTAATACTGAGTAATTTCGAAATGTCTTTGTTGCACCCGTGATGGTCACGTTGAAAATTATCGTATCGAACAGTTGTAAGTTGAAACAGTGGACTGATACATATGTCAACGTCAGTGACATCTAATTGCACACCTTTGACTTCGATAGTGTTCATGATGCTATTCACCCCACATGCAATTCAAATTCAAAAAATAAGCAACTCACATATCTTCTAACCAGCTATATTTTGTTATCGGCTTTTTTACAGGCGCAACTTCAGGTTCAGGTGGTGGATACCTCGATGGGTAATATATGCGCAATATGAAATCTGGGATTGGTTCCGGTTTCATATACCGCTCGATGGAATATATTATTTTCATGTTCAAACGACCACTGCATTTGAGATCATCAAGCATGTCATGATATTGTAAGTTTGGAATTAAGAACGGGCACAAGAACGGCATTCGTTTGATAGACTGTGGTATTGGCATATATAATGACGATGCGTGCATGTTTCTCACTCTGGTGAACTGTTTTGATACTTGACCAATGCGTGCCCAGTCATTCGGCTTGCTGAGCACGAATTGAAATACTATTGTCAGTACATCATCATTCAATATATAATTACCATGTGTCGGTGTTTGAACATTTGTCTCGGGTACAATGAATTTTTTATATTTGCAAACATACTGACGAGGTACAAGGACCATACGTGCTATGTCCATGGGATTATAATGCATAACATCTTGTAAAATTAAGTCATATATTGTGTCGACGACGTTGCGCTTTTTGATATCCGGGCACCATTCACACCGCATACCGTACCGAGATTTAATGACATCGCGATATAAACGCTTGCTTTCAATTTCTTCTTTGGTGATACTATCGCTGGTGAAATATGGATGTATCTTGTCAAATATATCCAGTACACCACTCTTCTGAAAATTTCCAATCAGATATGGCAATAACATGAATTGATCATTCGATATGTACTGCACAGGGGTCCGTTCGTTTCGCCACATGATTATATAATTAATCATATTGTTCAAACTTAAAATAAGCAGAGTATAACTTACCACAGGGAACCTATACGTTAAGTATTACATATTTCGTAATCTAAGCGTGTTACAGAGTGTAATGGTCGTAACTGCCGGTTTTCCGGACAAAATGACCATTACAAATATGTCCAATTTTAAATATGTCCATATTTCGGTCACGTTTTAAACTTAAAATAAGCAGAGTATAACTTACCACAGGGACCTATACGTTAAGTATTATATATTTCGTAATCTAAGCGTGTTACAAAGTGTAATTGCCGTAACTGCCGGTTTTCCGGACAAAAAGGCAATTACAAATATGTCCAATTTAAAATTGGCAATACAATCAAAAAATATCACCGAATACAGTTAAAATCATTTTGGAATATATGTCACATGCAGTGGTCGGGATACATCTGACGGAAAACCGGACAAATCACGTATAAGTAATATAACGCACTATACGGTGTATTGCTAATACGATCAGATCCTTTTCTATTTTAAATTTGAATACCGTGTATTGATATATCATGATGAGTGAAGGATACAGTGGGCAGATGTGGGTAGAACATGCCGACACCATTGATGATAAAACTGATGGTATCACTATTCACCAGGTATCGTGGAAAGAGAAAGAAATTATCATTGCTCAATATAATGGTCGATTTGATATCCACAAAATATTATTAACGGCTGATAGAGAATGGGCACATTTTATTCGCGACAAGACTGACGTGTGGACAGAATTATCTGAAAACCTGGTCAAGGCACCTGCGATACTTTCACACAAATGTTCTCGCACAGATATCCCTGGTCGCAAGTTACACATGGTCCCTGAACAATTACTGTACTCAGCATTATCATATTGTAAAGACGACGAGTACACGTCACGGGTATTGGGTACCATCAGTGAAAATATGGGGCGAGCCATTGAACAATATCCAGAAATGAGATGCAATGTCGTGGTAGATGATTCAACTGGACTTGTGATGGCCATTTCAGAATATAATGATGAGTATTGCAATGTGAATCCGATCATTGATATCGCCCGATCGTCCAAAACAATCAAAAAGAACAAATATGCACTGTCCGAATTTATTGACAAGAAAGATACGCATAGTACCATTGATTACATTATCGCAGTTGAATACCCTGAGCTTGCGAACGCCACTCGACAAGAAAAGATTGACAAGCTGTACTACAAGCAATATGGTACGCAATGGATGCATTCAAAGCTGGCTCAAAAGTTTGCGATGAATATGTGTCCTGAGTACGAGTATGCAGTGTTGAAATTAATCGATCGCATATCTCGGGGCGACTTCACTGTGATCCCTGATATAATTCAAACGGTTGATCAAGTTAGCGGAACAAAAACACTGGCACAGTTTTGGACATATGATGAAAAGCTGTTGGAAGAAAACCCATACGCGTTGGAGAGTTACCAACGTCAAGTTCAACAACTAACTCTTGACGTCAAGCGACTAACACTTGAGAAAAAGCAAACACAGTTGCAACTTACAGATACTCAGACCTCATTTCAGACCTTTCAAATGGTCGTTGCCGTCCCAGAAAAGACAACCCAACGCGCATTGAGAATAGCCAAAGGCCCGCGTGCGCAATCATTCCACACATCTTTCGATTTCGTCCGCGAATGTGAAGGCATGTTGCACAAGCAGGTCGAAGAGCTCACATACGAAGTGGCCAGACTCAAAGAAAGTATCATGCTCCTCGAGCAACGCAATATCATCTTGCAAGAGAACGACAACATGACCAATAAACTTATCGACGATCTTGATGATGAGATAAATGAACACATGGGCATCTACATCAAAGCGAAAGAGCTTGCCGGGCGAGTTATCACATATGCAATGGAGCATGGGCTGACCATTCCACTGCGGAAATGCGATAAAAAAGCCATCGACCGCGAAACCTTACAGCGAATTGAATCTAAATCGATATACATCAAGAAGAAGCTTGCCAACATCCGCATGACTAGCGATAATACTATAGTATTCAATGATGGGATTGACAAGATGACAAAAAAGAAGCCGAAGCCTGAGATACCATTCACATTCGAACCCAGATACACTGGTACGCCGATCAACACCGAAACGCGCGCGCGCCAAAAAATGGGCAATGTAACAGGTCCAGTATACATCTACTGTATTCGACACGATCACCGCAGTACTTATTTTAAATGGGTGATGCATGACATGGGCGACATGTATAAAGAGGAGACGGGTTATTCTACCATCCTTAGCGATGCCCCATTCGAGAACATCGATCGCGATCACATGATATTCGTCGGCACCATCAATCGCAAACCATACGAGCGCGTTGTAATTAATAATGATAAAACGACCACAACCATTACAGAGATCACTGATGAAACCGATCCAGCCTACCACTACTACAAACTAAGCACTGCGGAGCTCTTGAAGCGGTTTGCTCGACTGGGTTGTTGCAAAGAGAACCACTTTCAGCGCGCCGACGGTGATGGCTATGTGGTGTTTACCACACCCACTCACCCCAAGGTAATTGAAAAGGAGTTGTGTTACATGATGAGGTACATGATTAGTCACAAAACGTACGGGTCCAACACGACCAAATCATTTGACAACTGGATTACAGAGCTGACTTCACTATACGCTCGCACATTTTAGTCAGCCTTCATTCTGGTCAACTTCCATATTTAGTCTGACCCACCCAAGTTGGTCTTATTTTTGAACGATTTCACTTTTTTTTTGACTATCAGTTTGAGCAATCATATATCGAAACAGACTAATCTTATACATATATACACATTATGCATCGGGCAGCGGCAATTGTTATTATAACACTGATTATTCTTCTATGTCTGATAATATCTGTTCATGTAACATTACCATATAATGCATGCGCTCGCATATTACCACATACACTTATTTTAATAGCGCTCATATGCCATTGCACTATGTACGACCAGCGACCAGTCGAATATCGTGGGGGTGCGGATCGAAACAACTACCATAGTCAATACAAAAACCATGGTAAGAACCGTGGTAATCATCGGCAACATCGTGAACAACGATCACAATTAACATATGAGCAAATTGTCAAACGGACCGACCCCGGCTATGTGATCAAGCCGATTTTGGCAGATATTAACGGAACACCGATGAAATTTGACGTTATTGATGAGAGCCACTTGGTTGCGGGATCCAAGCAACGCATCATATCCAAACTGTTGGCATATATCGACGAGCCCGAAGTTATCTACTATGGTCCTCATAATGGGTATGCACAGGTTGCACTGGCGCACGGGTGCAAACTATGTGGCAAGCAGGCAACCGTGTTTGTAGATTGCACGCGGTCGGAACGTGCCCCATTGACCGATATGGCTACCGCACTTGGTGCCACTATCCATTACATTGATAATAATGTGCGTGGCAAGCGCCTCCAACATATTCGAGAGCAAGCAACACGGTACTGCAAACAGAATAAGCGATCCCGAACATTGTTACCATTTGGGTTGAATGATAAACAGTCCACTGAATTATACCAATTGGCAATGGCCCCACTGACCAAGCTGATAAATCCCAAACGAATCTGGGTGGTAGCGGGTAGCGGGCTCATATTTAAAACTATTCATCTCACGTTCCCGCGTGCCAAACTTATGATTGTGCAAGTCGGCCGACGAATTTGGCCGGACCAACTTGTCGGCATCGATCATGAGTTCTTCATATCACCACTTCCATTTAACAAACCAACACTGACTGACCCACCATTCGATACAATTAAATCATACGATGGCAAACTGTGGGACTTCGTACTGAAACATGGGCAGGATGGTGATCATATTTGGAACACCGCTGGCCGACCTGATGTATCACGTGCTAAAAAAGAGGCGAGTGACATCGACGAACTGCTCAATGTATCGCAGTCCGCACACCGTCGGTGGGTGGCCGATATCAAACACATGCAGTTGCCGCTACTTGCATCACAGATGCAGGAGCCTTCAAAAATGTTTGAAAATTTACGGGACTCAGTCGCGAAACTGCAACCAACGAAATCACTGGTCCGCAATTACACCACACAGTATTTTGAAGTGGATGGTTTGTCAAACCATTGGACCGAACCAGTTCGAATGAAGTGTACAGTGAACAAAGGAATGCGGATTAACATGTATCAACATTGGAAACACCTCGTACAAAATAAACCCGATGAGCTGGTAAGGATCGCGCGATGGCGCAGTCATAATAACGTACCCGCCTGGCGCGATGCGATGTATCAGTTGCGGGTACGCGAGTGCAACACCTTTAACCCACTAGTACTGGCAAACATAATCAAGCTTTATGCGCTGACACCATATGATGCGGTCGTATTGGATATGTCGATGGGGTGGGGTGATCGATTACTTGGGGCGCTGGCATCTAACGTTGCCACATATATTGGGTTCGACCCTAACACCGAGCTGCACGCATGCTATGATAGAATTGTAAATGACTGTATATCAAATGTACACACTACAACACGGTTTCTACCAATGAAATTTAATAAGGCTAATATACCGGATGAATACATAGGCAAGGTTGATTTGGCAGTGACCAGCCCACCGTTTTACTCATATGAATTATATGTGGGATCTGCGAGTGATGTGCGGCAGTCTTATGGTGAATGGATAAAAAATATGTACACGCCGTATATAACAGACTCCTGCCATGTGTTGAAACCGGGTGGATACTGTGCTATTTACATTGACAATATTTCGTCTGTCGGAAACATGGCAGACGATACCAAGGAGATAATGCGCATGAACCACATGCAATTTATTGATCGGGTGACATTTCAAAACAATACACTCGATCTCAACGGACGCACCGTGACCGGTCACATTAGATCGTGTTGGGTATGGCGCAAGCCTAACCAACTGCGTTAATTGTTCGGGTCGACTCCACCCATGACTGCTCATCACATTGGCGAGCTTTCTCAACGCAGTCAGTAGGGATATCTGATTGAGTCACGGTATTGACTAAGACCAACTATGTCATCAAATTCAAGGTATGGTATACTTGGGATATTCAGTATGAATCCGTCACGGATCAGCACGGGTCGACTCATAAACGCATCGGCAACGTCGCTGTGAAAAAGCCCATTCGCATGACATAGCTCGTGTAAAACGATGTAAGTACAGATATTTGATGGTGCGGGGACGCTTCGGTTGATATCAATGTTGATATTAGTTATGAGCCACGTATTGTCACCTAGCAGTGTCCCAGTATACTTAGAAGACCCAGTTATACGCACGTACACATCATCGTTGTCGTAGTATCCAATACGGATGCAACCACCTGAGATGTAACTGGGAACCGTGCCAACTGGTTCGTAGTATTCGGGTGCATGTATGTTATATATATCTATTGCGTCTAATACGCATGTTATGTGGCCGGGACCCAGCTTACTGGATAAATATATGGGAAGACTGCGTTTTATGACACCGTTCATAAATATGTACCCGGTGGATACATGTAAAAAAGCGAGCAGAATTTGTACGATATTCATTTCGTATACGTATATCAAAAGTATATTTTTTATCCTGTCATGTATAAAAAATGATGAATCTACCCAGGCACTATCTTCACCTGTGGGGGTTGCTCAGTTGGGGTGCACGACCATTACGCAGCCGTCGGCCGATACGTCTGGCTTCAGCATTGTTCTCGGCACGAATGGCATCAGCGCTATTATTTATCCTGTCGCACACTATCTCGGAAATGTCATAAATCGTACGCAGAGTCAGACCCATATATTCAACAATTATGTATGATGGGTCATTTGTGATTGATGGGTCAATTGTGATTGATGGGTCAATTGTGAGATGGATATTCAATTCAACAAATACGCAATTGACTTGTGCCATTTCTTTGTATTCCGGCGATCGCTCAACGAGTTCACCAAGTGTGCACCCATCACGTACCCAACCAACGCCGTATACGTATTCACTGTAAACCACTCCCACAAGTTCGCTACTTTGTGTTTCGGGCTCAGACTCGCCCATGGTCATTTTTTCAATGGGTGTCATGGTGCAAGACTCTATTGAACCATAAAAAATTCAAACTTGATATATTTACTCAGTGATATATTCACTGATCGGGATGCCGGCCAACATACTTGCGACGATATATCCGTGGCCAAATGGAAACGCGGTATCGTGGATCTTCTCAACCAATAGTTCTTTGTTTACGGGGACGCACGTTGGTGTGCCGTTTGCCATGCGTGGGCCATCGAAGTCATACACAACAACATCAGCACCACCGAGTACCTCATTGCGCCAATATGCAGACATTTCTCGACCTTTGACCATATTGTAATATTCGGGAACATATACCTTCTTGCGAGACTCGACATATCCCATGGGTGCGGTTCCCTCCCATTGCGCATGTGTACATGTCATATTTTTTGAATTAGGAAAGCGACGCTTCGGTTGCTTTTGCTTTGCCCACCATGCCTTGACAACATCGTCATCAATGCCGTCCCATGATTTGCCTGATTGCCAATAGCTCTCAAAGTTCCAATACCCTTTATAACCATCGAGATACTCTGTCATAGGGCTAAAGTCACGGCGATTCTTACCGGTTTTGGACTGCGCCGATGTCACATTGATGCTTCGTGTACCGTCGGGTTTCTCTGCCCATTTGCCCCGCATATTCATGCTTGCCACGTATACTGTTCCAGACATCGTAGTGTTGATATATTATAAACATCGATTCAAACTTAAATATGAGTGATTTTCATTGATTTTAACGCGCTCTGTTATTAATGCGCTCGGTTGCCAGCTCGGCAGACTAATTTTGATTGATATATCAATCAAATATACCGACATGCCAACAAACAAGAAAAAATCACGAGCACGAGCACGAGCACGAGGACGATCAGTGCGAAATATGAAGAATAGTGCTACGACTGATAAGGTGTGTAATTGCGGTGGTGTCAGTGGGGTTGTGGATGCGATTAATATGTTGCTGCACAAGAGTGATGAATTGATCTCCTTAAAAAACAACAAGATGGAATTTCGATCACGCAATACAACATATGTTGTGCCGACCGGTGAATTATCACATACGCTTGACACACACGATGGATACACCATACACCGATGCCCGATATGTACGAGAGAGAGTATCATGAACCAGCAACACTTGCACAATACTGTTGGGTTGATTTTAAAAGTTTGTTCCGGCGATATTGATCAAACTATATGGATATGCTCACTCACACACGCCAAGCGATTTGTCGGATGTACCAAAATTGGACAAATGCTGCGATGCCGAAACTGTCGAGAGAGATCATCCGCATTGTATATCGTCGGATGCCGTGGTGGGAGTGTACCCTACATTATGCACGGTACCGTATGTTGTCAGCAATGTGTATATGTGATTCGTCCAACATACGCTAAAACTTTACAAAAACATATCAACGATTATGCCATTTCTAAAGATATTATTTGCCGTGATCTGTGTTGTATTATTTGTCCTTATGGTGAATTGGTACCAATCCCAATACGGCTTGCCACACCATTTTCGTGCTTTCTCAGGGGATGCACACGGGTTACCGACGTACCATATGAGTGCCGTGGGTGTCATTCGCTGTTCTGCAGTCGTCAATGCTGCAATAATTGTCAGACGCACCGATGCTTCTGTCCAATGAAATGTACGCGAATAGTGATTGAAATAAAAATACAATGTAGTGATTGCTGTGACCGAGTTATTAACGTGAAACCATCGCTTATACAAAAAAATGGCGACGCAAGTGTCCCATTTAATACAATTGGGGGTGATGTTGACGAATTAAAAATCAAGAGCGCAGAGACAAATGACACATTATCCAGAATTACATACATCGAAAATGATGTGTATCAGATCATTGCATATGTATCTAATGAAAATTTCCCTGATAGCTTTGGATCACGTGTGATTGCCATACTATCGACAATATTTGACCGCACCGACGCGAGTGATCCATTGCATTTTTCCGCAAGTATGATTTATGATTATACGTATATTATAATACCGCAGTGCTCACGGTGCAGAGGTGTTAAATGTGCAACTAACATCGCATCATTTAATACACTGTCGTTGGTTGATCATCGCGAAACATTCAAAAAAATCAAACAGGTGGTGTCGTAAAGTGTGGCGTAAGTATGCAGTTAATGTATTTGCTACTTGTTCTATATATTGCGCACGTTGTCCATCATTGGTATTTCGATTAAAATATAATATTTTTTTACCGTGATGTATATACTCAACCGCATGAGTACCGGCATACTATTCTCCAGTGATTCTATGAAAAGATATCGTAATGATGTGGTTATTCACAAAGTAGCGAAGCTGGTGAAAGAAAATATTGGAGAGCCATAATTCGGCGATGATCGTCATGACAACGTCGCCATCATACCATTCGAATACGATACAATCTGTGACGCACATATTAACTCATTTAATTTATTTAAGTTTGTCATCAATGGAAAAGATTTATGAACTGCGAGTGTTGCATTCATTGTATGCAAACGCATGGTCGCTGAGAGTATAGTATGTTGTTTTTTTTTTTGGTTTATCACTTTATGAATTACATACCTTGATTGGCCCAGTATTTGGCCATCATTGGATCTTTTTCAAGTTCTGATGGTAGTGTTTCCCCCGGCGATTTGCTCAATGATTGGCCAGTGCGTTTGGTGACATTCTTCGATGGTTGCGATTTGGGAATGTTATGTCTGTTGCGGGATTTATTGTTGTCCTCACGTTGTTGAAACGCTTGTGCAGCCAACTTTTTGGCAATGTCACCTGACCGATCTTCGCTTTCGTTATCGCCGGATTGCATCTGTTCGGTGATGTATGTCCGCCACACATCATCGTCCGTTTTTGGCCTCATGCTATCGGAATACATGGTCTTCAGTTCATTGATTATGGCACTTTTACCAACTATAAGCTTATCGCCGATCCGCGCGGCTGGCAATTGGTGATCGGGATGCTTTGCGACTATCGTTGCGGTGAGCTGAAAGTGACCCTTTATTTTGCCTATATTGCGATGTAAGAAATCTAATAATTCTTTGTTGCATTCGGACGCACGATTTTTAAACAACACATGTATGTGAACCATTTTATATTAAATTTGAATAATATGTTTAATTATACATACAACATCATGATTGCTGTGAAAGATATATTAGTAGATGAGGCTAAATACGATATCAAATTCCTTCAAAGAATGACTGATATTGGTATCGAGTGTCCAACTCTGGGGAGAGAGCTGTCGTTCAAAATCGTGGGGAAAAATGGTGTACCGGTGAGTACAGTTGCAAACGTAATACGCACTGGGATGAACGACACGTTAAACGTCCTGTGTTTGGATGTGGATACGGGGGTTGATGTCAGCAAATCCAACATCACAACAAATTCACCATACGTGATTAACCAAATATTTGTCAACAACGTGTTGCGGATGATACCAATCCGGCAAGTTGCAAATCGTCGATTTCACATAAGCGTAAAAAACGATTCCGATAAGTACGCTTTGATCACGTCTAAGGACATAAAGTCATCAGATAAAGGTGACTCAAAATCATCAAAGGATATGTTTTACCAGGATTATCACATAGCTAAATTACCGCCACATACGTTCTTAGATGTCCAAAACATAATGACAACGGATGGGTTCGGATATTCTGATGGGATAGGCCATTCGTATGCTCTGCGAATAGGGTACAAATGTATAACGCTAAACGAATACGAGTTGACAACGACTCCAACTACGGTTATTGACCCGTCACAAGTGGTCATACAAGTGTGTTGGATGTATGTCTCGATGCTGACTGCGTTTAAGAAGGTAGTCGATATTGCAGGTGATAAATATGAATATGTTGACAATGTTTATTCAGTTTCCAGTGACGGTAACGTTGTGATATATAAAATAAACAACTGTTCACAATCGGTTGGTGCGGTCATTGAAGAGTTTGGGCAGATGATCGATTCTTCCCCAGAGACATGGATCACATACAACATTTTACACAACACAATTAATGCGATAGAAATTAAGGTCAGGCATGCAGATGTCAAAAAATATATAAGTCATATATTGTCGGCTGTCATTGATATATTTCAACATATATCAGACACATTCGCACTTATTGCGAAATGACTGATTTATTCCGCATCGCTATTTGAAAAATCATCACCATCACCTTCTTCTGATTCACTTTGTTCAGGTGCGACATTTCTCATGATTGTCTTCTTATCAGTATTTATTTTTTTGCTGTATTTAGATTTCTTGTCATCATCGTCATCAACGCCTTTCTGATCGGCACGCTGTTGGATAGCGTTTGCGTTTGATGATGCGACTTTAGCGCGTTCTGCAGCTTTTTGTGCGAACTGGAGTCGCTTTTCAAGACTGCGGTTTGTTTTAGGCTTGGCCTTGTTGAATGTCACGGCGCGTGGGATCGGAAATACCGATGACAGGAATATGTTGAACGATACGCCGAAGCCATGTTGCTTGCGCGTGATACCAAACTCAAAATATTCCATACCCATACCACGAGTGAACAGAGTGTGTGCGTTGCTTTCATCCATATCGATTTGTGTAGTGTGTAAAAATTTCCCATCACCGATGTCGACATCTTCGCCATCAATCTTATTATCGACGATACGTTCTTCAAATAGGCGAGTTGTCTCAGGTCCGCGAGTGATGATGCTCATACGAACGTTATAGTCATTACTGTTGTGATATTCTTGATTGGCTGATACGTCAAGTGTGTCGATTTCATCTTTCACTGGGTTTGTAATGGACTTATTTTTGATTTTAATTGTTCCGTTTTTGATTTTAGCTTCGGTGTCCATGATGAGAACTTTAGCCAACTGATCCAAACATTTGCCTAATGCTTGGTTTGTCTTGGTCTTCCACATAATTGACAGTCCGTATGGTCGATTATCAGGATGTTTGACACCGCCTTGCAACCCATGCGGCCCAATATCTTTGTCTTCACCAGTTCCGCCTAATTTGTACAACTTATCATCACTGCATAATATCGCGAGTGTGTATTCGTGCACTTTTCCGGTGTTTTTAGATTTTGCTTGCTTGCCCTTTGGGGTCTTTTTCGCATATGATCGGGACGTGATGTCAATAATTGGGCTGACTTCAGTTTTCAATGCCTTTTCGCACGTATCGATGAGCAAGCCAACGCTGGCGTACGGTAGATCTGTGTGATATTCTTCTTTGATATCGACATCATCAACTTTTCTGACAGATAGTTTCGCCGAACTGGACGAAGTGCTTTTGGTGGATTGTTCGCTTGACTTGCTCATAATTGCTTATATCTCTTATCACGCATATCTTTAAATATCAAATTCAAATTTAAATTTATGACGTTTATCGCATATACTACCGTTTATCAAAAAATACGACCAATTATCGCATATAGCCTGTTATATACGCATTCCTTTTCAGGTTTTGATCATTTGCCGTGTTTACTATTTTTATCGATTTTACTCATTTTCGAGTATTCCTTCGCTATTTCGAATAATCCAGTCTTAGGATTCATATCGGCCTTGTGAAGTATATCGGCATACTGTTCTGGTAATCTGGTATTAGGCATGGATAGATGACTATCGAATTCATTGAATACCGTTGTAAATTGCGCTCGACACATTTCACACATGCGGAACTGCTCGAACGCTTGAAGCATTAGGTATTTATCGCCCGGATTCATGCGGACATGTACTTTCAGCTTCTCTAGAGCTGAACGGAATCGACCAGGGTCGTAATTGCAATTACAGCATCGAATTGGCGGCATACCTGCCATGGTTGTGTATATAATCATGTGTGTGACTCTTCAAATTTAAAATTTAGACGCGCCGACAAATTCATCAACAAATTGTGACACCTCATCGGTGTTATTATACGGAGAGATAGTATCCGGTCTCCCACCGGTATATGACCCACCTTGATACCCAACAACGCATGATGCCCGGTACAGAAAGTAAGGGCTGCGGACGAATTGGAGAAGCATACATAATAGCTCATACTTCCCACCAACCGCGCTGTTAAATACCTTGGGGTCTGTAACCCATAGTGATGGCGAATGGCCAGTGAGAAAAACCATACTGGCGGTTTTAATCATTTTAAGTGCATCAGATGCGTCGGATTTCATAAGCTTGTCTTTGACAAATGACGTGTAATGCATACACTCATGGTGTGCGAGTAGTGCGATATGCGGCGGCGTCTTATCCACCCCACGAGGGGTTGGTCCATTTATTTGGGTGAATCGCTCAACGTTGTATGTGAATTTACTAAAGTCTGCACCTTTGCATTCACCATGATTGGCGAATGCTTTATAAATATCGAGTACCGCCTGATACAACTCACCGTTAATGTTTTTATTTGATAATAAATCAGTTTGTATTTTATTACGCAATTCGATGAATGCATCATCTGCCTCCATTTTTTTAATAGTAGCTGAAAGTGGTGTCACCTCGTTATCTACGTGAGTTGACCACTTTCTGGTCACATTTTGTGGGATTACCCACGCGACCGCGAATGGTGCACCCCATGGGTGAATTGGTAGCTGATCGCTATAGTTTCCCCACTTATCGTCATGGTCTTTTGCATACGATGTGAGTGAATCTATGACACTCTTAAATTTACTATTTACCATCTTATCGACGGCCCCCGTATATTGCTCCTTTTCCCCAAACATCATGAGTTTCAATACGGTGCCTCGAATATCACCATCGCCTTTTTTTCTTTCGAAATATGCCATATCGACTGCCGATGCCCCACCCTCATATGATCCTGTTGACACTGACATTTTTGGCTTACCCGATGCTGGTGTTCCACTAACTATATTATATACCGCATATTTTGCGCCTAAATGTAATAACTTAAAATTATTATCTTTCTCGATTTTAACACCATTATTAAATGTCACAGTCTTGCTACTAGAGTCGCTGACCTTGAGTTCGTTATTACAATTTGTCATAATACAACCAACGGTCATAAAATCAGTAATTTCGGGAACGAATACCTTGAGGATGCAAGAATTAATCAAGTCGTATGCGTCTTTAATATTTGTTGAATATGCGTCTTTGATTATCTTCGTCCTTATGTCATTGGTGCCCCTACCGCGTGGGAAGAGGAACGTCACACCTTGACCACGTTTAGAACTCAATCCGGAAAACAGACACATGTCATAGATAACACGGAATAGTTTTTCATCCTCATGCTCTATATATCTCACGATGTTGCAAAATCTGAATAGTTTGTCCGGTGTTTGTCCGTCATCATTTGATATGTGTTTTTTGGATAGCTTACTGCCAGTAATCATGCCTATTATATAATAGTAGGTATACCTTGTGGGGTATATGTAACTTGCAAAAGTATGTTAAAATATATTAAATCACGACTGACATATTTACATATTGAAAAAAATATCAAAGCGTGATATATATATACCACGAACAACAAACACAAACCATGGGACTTGCGCAGTCAGTTATATCTGAAAATGATGACCAGCCCACCCAGAACATCCGAAAATACAACACCCATTTAGAACAGCTTAAATTTCCAAAGGAATGCTACGCTGACTGGGTTGCGAAGAAGGGAAGGGGTGAGGGATTCATCACGGGCGGCGGTGATGAGTTTAACATGGAGTATGACAGCGAAGTTAAGTCCTTAGAGTCGGATTATGATTCCGCGTTATCTGTCAAAGACAACAACGCGAAGATTAATAAGTCATTTACCGCTGTGGTTAATGCGCTAAAGATTAAGACACCTTCTGGAGTGATCTCGCCCGACGATAAGGTCACATGGATGCAGGAGAACGTACCTAACCCGCGCAAAGGAAAAAGTATCATAGCAAATAAGGACAAGCAACGAACCATGTGTCAAGACATAGCTCGTTCAGTCAATAAAGAATACGGACGAACCATCATTGATGTCAACGCACCATCAGAGATCATATGTAACTCGGTATGTGATCAAATTGATACATTGGGTATGGGGTCGCACAAACAGTTTGTGGGCGTAGCTGCAAGTGTCCAACGTGGATTAAACAACCTCATGCAACTGCGAGCGCTTCTTGATTCCACGTACACCCGACTATATAATGATGCATCGCAAAGTGATGATGATAGATTGTCGGCGAAAACCGCGGGCATGGACCAACTACATAAGGCATTAATGCAAGAGCTTGACCGCCAAATCCAGCTTTTGGCGAATCTCACGACAACAACATTGAAGCCGGTTGATCGCGATCTTATTGAAGTCCTTCGCAATAACAAAGAATTTCGAGGTGTTATTAGTGGACTCGGCGACCGACTTGGTTCTAAAGAAACCGGTGCAAAACTTTCATATTGGTTAAACGAAGTAAGTAATGTCGCAAGCGTAGCATCGCAGGTTAACAAAGCGTTGAAAACGGTGGGTATGACACTGTCAGAATACCGCAAAACGTCAAAACTCAGTGACATCAAACTCAAAGCTGACGAGTTGATGAGAGCCAAACCACGTGATAAAATTACTCGCAAATATCTTGGAAAGTTCCATGCCGCAGTTGACGTGCTTGCCGATAATCATGGACAACACGATGCAATTATTACATATTTATCGAAGCACAAGGATGGTGCATATGATGGAGGTGATATGGGCCAAATTCCCGCCAATGACCAACCACTTACGATCGGAATCGGTGGTGGTATGCACGACGATGACGTAAGTGATGAGTACGATGGTGGTCGCATTAGATTGACCGAAAAACTCAACAAACAGGCTGGTACAAAACGGTCAATACTTAAGAGCTTCAAAGATAAGTCACACATTTATTTTGACCGTATTCTGACATCAACGATGCGTATGGCCAAACGAATGGGGGTAAGTATCCCATTGACATACCACCTTGACCGATTTATCAAAACGTTTAAAGAATTAGAAGTAGTCGCTAACCGAGACGGTATGGAGTACGCGTTAACGGGGTATCAACACCACGCAACAGCCATCGCTGAACGCAATAAGTTCATAGGTATCTTAAAGTCGGTGAACGATTCTATTGACCCACTGATCAGTGGTAAGGGTGGGGATAGTTTCACAGAAATTAAGGCAAACTTAGTGAGTATGCTAAAGTTAATTGATTACTACAGTGAGCAAGTTAATGTGTATGAAGATCCAAAGGTTCAACACTTTCAAGAAGAAACAACCGGTGCGGGGAGTGATTACAGTGGTGGTAGGGAGTTTAATGCATCGACGAACATTCGCAGAACCGTGGAGACGCTTGAGCACTTTTACAACATTGCGAAAATGAAAGCCAACCTGAGCGTTGTGTCAGAGGAATCAAGTGATTACAATAATAACTACGAAACACTACTAGGCGAGGCTATGGGTAATAAAATTAATGAACTTGAAACACAGTATGAAAACTTGTCCAAGGAAATGAACGGAACCGGCACAAGTGGTACCGACAACATCCATCACGACTTGGCGAAATGGTGTAAAATGAAGGAGCTCAAGGCGAACGTGAATGGACACAGCATCACTAATAAAGATTTTGCAATGTCGCATGTATTGCAGTATAGGCGCAACCAGCTCAATGGTAAAAAAGAATTGTACAAGGCGCTTCAAGCAATTGATTTGTATTTACAACACTTTACCGATAACGTAGCCAAAGATCCAGACAACATAAAAGAAATCTCTAAAATATTGGAAAGTGTTGAAGCCATATCAACCTGGTTTAACAATACATCCGGTGATTACGTTGCGACATTATTTGAATCATTTCCGTACTTGATGCATACATCCGGCGTCGCCGAATACAACAAGATGGGTGTCGACCCGGAAACGCTATCTAAAACTACATTAAATGGTTCCAGACACTACTATGAACATACGCGCGACGCTATAGAAGTACGCCACAACTTACCAGCGGGTAGTGGTGGTAACACCGGTGTCGGTATTCCATTTCTCCCAATCACACCAATGCGGGCCAACAATCTTCAAAAATACGTGAAAAAGACGTATGAAAAAGTATTTGCACTTAAGAACCTTATTTCACTATTCGCATACCTCGGTGACAAGTTTGGAACTGAGGCTGTCAGTTCCAAAGTATTTATGAGCCCCAATCAAATATACCAATCATTGCTATCATATCTGTGCGTCAGTTCTATGTCTATGGGCTGGAAGAAAGTCGTAGGTAAAACTATACCTGCGGTTGCCCCCAATTCTCAACCCACCAATACATACACAGTAATTAAATCAAGTGCACCAGTAGCTGATTATAATGTGGACAATACAAGTAATCAGGAAGCGGCCCAAGGGCATACATACATTGGGCCAACCGTGTGTAATATGGCAGCAGAGTTGCTTGATCAGGACGTAAATACCGAATCGGCCCAGGATAGCAAAAACCGGGCAATGGCAATTCTCAAAGGTATGTATGGTGTTGTTATGACCCCTTCGGCGCCACGACATGACGCCGCAACCCGTACTGAAGAAAGTACGGGTTGGAAGGACGACTTCGAATCTGAGGATATGCTATTCGCACATGCGATTAAAGCGATGGCTGCGAAGGTATTCACAGTTGCCGGGCTCTATAATATCATGAACTTTAAAACGCAACCCGTACCCGTACTGTCGACTCACCGAATTATCCTCGGTGGTGATGATCGATACCAAACACCTATTATTCATGACGAGGCGGTCGACCTATACATAAGGCTACCACTGCTCGCAGAGTTTTATCTTCACATTTTTGGTTTCAACACATCTCAAAAAATTGCAACATCTGAATCGGACAGGTGGCAAATTGCTATGGTCCCTGAAGTTGATTCAATCTGGTCTGGGTTCGTTAAGTGCATATTTGAACACCCCGATCGATCTGCGGCAACATACACCGATAACCAATCACGGCGCGTCATTAATGAAATCAACGGAATCTATCAAAGGTACAAGACAAAGTATACATCAAGTGATCTGGTATTGAGAGTTATCAACGACTTTGTCGCAGAAATTAACAGACGATATGGTGTGGTATCCGTCGATGAAATGAATGATTACATTCGCCAAGACCGCATCAGTCGACGTGAGATGTACACTGGGCCTGATATTATAGACTATGATATTTTGGACGAAGATAAAACTGGAACCGGGGTTGCGCCATCAGACATGCATGCTAAACTGATGCAGTCATCACGCAATACTGAAAAAACGGAAGATTGGCACTACAAACTGGTTTGCGACTTTCGGAACAAGATCGACCTTCGCATTCGAAGTGCTGTCGCAGCGTATGAAAGCACAGGATCTAAAGCCAGATCACTCCCGCGCCTCACCAACCAAATTCAACTCACTCGCGAATCTTTGAATGGTACCAAATCAAATGATGAAAAGTTCAAGATCGTTGTCAACACAATCCAGGGGATCGACTATGTTTCTAAGAAGGGCGAAGACGCACTACTCATGTTTAATGAATTAGTAGTTGCACCATTGGTCGTCCTTACAAAAATTCAATCAATGCTCAAGCAATTCACATACCGTATTTTACAAATGGATGTGGCCTCAGCATTTAAAGCAATAGTAAAAGGTTTAAGTGGTGGTAAGTTGGCCACTGCTCATACAAACGCGGTCGCAGCGACGGCCGCAACTGCACGTGTATCGGCCAACGCATCTGATCAACAGTTGCGAGATCCGCTTCATACAGTCATTGATGATTTGCCAGCATATATGCGTGATTCCATCGATCCTTGTCGGCGCGCTATTATGATAAACAAATATGATGTCAACCATACAGGTTATGGACTGGCAACATCGGTTACAGACACATACCCAATGAATTATCAAGGTGTCACTGGCCGTCACTCACTGTGGGGTATTATCCGCAATGTTAACACTGTGGCTGGTGACAATAAAAAAGAAAACATAACATGCGCAGTGCGTCACCTCATTAACTGGGAAAGCCTGTATAAAACGATGACAAATTTGATATTTGGCATCAGTGTCGATTTGGATGGGTTAGTCACCGTCAAAACACATGGCCCAAATATGCTACTCGACACATCACGATTGCAACAATACTGTGAAGATACTGTTGCGGGGATTCGCGCAAATATTGATAAACTACGCGGGTCGGTGAGTGAGGAAATAATCGCGAAATATGAGAAGTACGAAACGCATGGGTCGATTAATTGGCTCCAAGAAAATCTCATGGATACGCTATTTGGAAATAAAGTACCACACAACGTGTCTGCATGTACTAAAGTTATTTCTGACGCATATGTGTTGTTTGTTAAAAAGTGGAAATCATCTCTACCAGCGGACACGACCGTAGCCTATGATTGCGTACGCGTCAACGATGTGCAATGGTCATTCGACGCATGCGTTTCTGAAATTACTCACTACAACACTAACACAATGAATTTGACCACGGATTCGACCGGTATACAAAATTTAGTTAGTTTAAGGTTTCGCAACATGCATAATAATGCGGGTGCTCGGGCTACTATGGGGCAGTTTATGAGCAATACACATATGACCACTGTCGACCTCGAAACGGACAGCTTATACGAACTGCACAGAAACCCAGACCCCAATTCCCCATATGGTTCGCGAGTTGCAGTTCCCATCGGGTACAACCGAAGACTTAATATATATCTTGATGGTTCAGATAAGCACAAATTGCGTGGTGATTACCACCACACCACACGCGAATATGGACAGGGGGTTGCCCGCAGTGTACAACATGTGGCTACGAGAACCGACGCCGGTGAAGGTTTGATGATGAAGTTTAATGAACTCTTAAATAAATACATCAACCAGTTTGTCGATGTCGGTAACAATAAAATGTACGTAAATGTTTTAGGTGGGTTTGCTACCGGGTCTCACCACAGTGATGTTATGTCCGGGTACTGTTGGCCAGATATTGTCCCAGATGAATATGCGCAAAAATGTGTTATCGCCGCTACCGAGTGGGGTAAGGCATATGACACGGGGACATATGCCTCAAACAGTAACGCAAACAACGGTATTGCCAACATGAACGCCAAGTCGGTGAGTGATGAGGATGCTAACACCATAAGAGCACGATTAGTAGAAATTGGTGCGATGACGGCGGGGAGCACAATAATCGATAATGTGCCTGGTTTTGGCACTATCGGCACAGGCGGTGGTGTTCCGGGGGTCAATTGGGCTAATGCCACGAATGTTCCACAATTGAATGGTCTTAGCTCAGGTTACAACACAGTTGGTGTTACTGCAAAATTTATACAATATTATCCAATGATTCAGATTGGTGCATATCTCATCAAAATACACGCAGACGATTCCTATATCGATGGTTGGTCATACAATCGAGATAATGATCAGTTCATAATCAATAAACTTGGCGATCCTGAAGGTATCGTATTTGCATCACTTGGCAAAAAGCTGAGAACAATCTATGGCGAAACGTCGCCAAGCACCAATGCCAAGAAGTGGTTGCATGACAACATCTCCGATGTCACGCCAAGTATGAAAGAAAATTATAGGGCGAACATGCCACTATTCGCCAAATGGTTCAGAGCAATTGCCAAGAAGGCCGAACTGGTGAAACAGACATTGTCGATGGGGTTATCATGTGAGCGGTACCACATACCTGCATTATATACTGATGTTAACACATCGGGGTTGTTGCCAATACATCGTGTTAGGCGAACACTTACCGGTGCATTGTTTAGGGGGCGCGCACCGTTAGGGCAAAACAACAGTACCGCCACGGTTGTGATTACTGACCCACTTAGCGCACATACTGGAACGATCACCAAATATTACAGATCCGACAGACTACTAGATAAGAGCGGTAACCAGTTGTCGTATGGTATGGAATATAAGTCTTCACTGACCAAAGAGCAAGCCCGAGTATACTACACCAGTCTATGTGATAATATTACAAGTGGGTGCGAATCGATATTGGGGTGCATTGCCAAAGTTACCAGCGAACTGAACGATACGCCCAAGTTTTTAGAGGTCCATGAAAACAGCATCGCATCGTACAGAAACGCTAACGGTGTATTACCACTTATGCCATTTTCATCAACAATTGGTGAAATATGCAAACCAAGACCAAATGATAATTTGAATGATACTTCAACAATGAATACCGTCGACCAGAATAGTAAATTAGTTTTGAGAAATGCAGATATCTCATACCCGTTCTACTCATTGCAGCATTCTATTTTCGAGTTCAATTATGGTAACCGTTTGGTCTTGCACGATCAATCGAGTAAGCCAGTTCTCGAACACTTCCCTGGGATGAAAGATATCCTTAGCAAGTATAATTCGGTATCAATCAACACAAAAAAGGTTGACGAATCGGTGTTTGCCGAGCATTTATCAAAGATTACATACCTCACTCGATACCTGTTTGACACGCGTTTAATTGGCACCTTGTTGGGTGCGGACAAGAATGTATTTGACAACAGCGACTTCATAGAACACACGGATGCAATGTTTCCATACCAATCAACGACACAGCTCAGCGACACGATTAAATTAACAAAGGGTAGTGACAAAACATATCAGATAGAGCTTATGATTAGACCACTCAGCGGTGATGCTGCAGCTGACATGATGGATCGCAAAGACGCAGTTGTATTTAATATCATTGATATGAATATTATGCCAATTAACGTTCATCAACTGCGCAAAGAGATCCCTCTTGCAAATCTATATAACTATTCATGCACGTTTGATGCATATTTAAGAGATATCCTCAACATCACTACTTTAGCCGGTGGTGCTGCGAATAATACGCACGACATCATGTATAATTTATGTGTCAGACCATATGATTCGGTTGACAAGGAAGTGTACGACACGCATTTGAAATATTTGATGCAGGGTGATTCTACAATCGACGTAGAAGGGCGGCCGAAATTCATCTCTGATCAGATATGGAATAAAGTGCTGTTTAATGAAGTTTTTGCGGAAGAGCACGACGCAAATGTGCACGATAACCCGCCACGATCCCGTCATATCCGCACAACCAAACAAAATTATTACGGGTTGTTTGGTGCGATAGTGGCTAATGTCGCTAATGGTACACCATTCACGTATGCTGCCGCCGGTTCGCTTGCCAACATTATCAATGGTGTAAACCCAGCTGGTAACCGACAACTGCTTATTGATAATGTGATCCGTCGAACTGACCGTGCACTGTCGGGTTATGCAGTAATGAAAACCAACAAACGTATATATGACGGTGCCAGGGCAACTATAATCAATGCGCTAACTGATGTTATTAATAGGTTCGGTGATCCTACCACACAAGCAGGCGTTTTGCCAGTCGGTAGTAATATTTTTACGCATGACTATGGGGCTGCTGGTCATAACATCACATCGAGAATCGTGAATAATGATTTCATTGTTGCAAATGCGACTTGGTTCATAGTGAATAATGGGTCAATCATCAACCAACTGAGCCATGAGTACGGCACTCATTTACATGCGTATATGGGGAACAACGATAGTGCTATAATCCGCAGAAGTGCCACCGATGTACTGACATATCTTGATGAGAAGAGTGGGGTGGGTGGCAAAGAAGTTAAAAGCACTGAGGAATTTAGACACATTGGTATGGTTCATTACCTCAGAAAGCAGGGGCAAAACATGCGATTCAATACAAAATTTATACGCAACCTGGTGTTTTTCTCGAATGTCCAGCGAGTTATTCACATGAAACTGCGCAATGAGGTACAAAAAGCACCGTACCCTATCCTCACATCGACAGCAATCACAAACCGTGATCTCACAGAATACTCCAATGATCATACTGCGGGATTGAACATTGATTAGAAATATGAAGTTATCAAAAAAAAAAACTGATATCCCATACAATACCCATACTACCTAGAAACGCTCGCATATTTTTTTTGACAAACGGGACGAAAGGTGGGATCAAACAACATGATAAAAACATATGTATGTATTCCGTGACGTATCGAAGTTACCGTCACTTACAGTCGAATCGTTGAACATATATACGCCAGCTTTGCGCAGGCAGTGAGCCACATAGTGCCCGCCACCCATCGTGCCGGAATGCTCTATCTTTGCCACCAACTTGAAACCAATGTGGTCGCCAACATTGATTCCTGGAAATGATAATTCAGCGGGGCATGGTGCCTGAAACTTGTTGGTAAATTTATTGAATATGATCACAAGAACCTCCGGTACTAACACCAGGTGCGATAGACGTATCATTCGTTTTGTCACTTTACATACTGGACATGTGAAGTCGTCCAATATAGTCACATGGTGGCGCACGTATTGATTCAATAGTCCCGAGTATTTCACACGTTCATCATCAACCCATTCAACGATTGCGGCCTCATAGTTTGGTGGTATCTCTATATGGTACGATTCATCGGATCGTGTTGACACGATTTTTTTGCACTGTGTGCAGTAAATATCGTGTTCATACCGATGCATATATAGTTTCGAATACTCATCATTGCCCATGCATTCCAACAATAAGTGGAAACCCTCACCGGCATCTTCTTGACCGGTGCCGAAACGTGGTTTTTTGAGTTCGACCATTTTGACACGCAATGCACCTATTATGGATGATGCCGAACTAGGTGGCGATTCGCTCATAGAGCTCAACATGAAACTATGAAACGCATCCCATAGTTTGTTTACGGCCGCATCATCACTGTTTAATTGTTTGTTATGTGTGGTCCATTCTAATAAATAATGTGTTGATGATGAACACGACATCATAGCCTGCAGTAAACTGTTAAGATAGCATAGAGAGCCTGTATTCGTCAGCCCGAATTGTGTCGGTATCCAATCCTCATTGTATTGGTTATGTCCGTGCGATCGCATGGTGGTATTGTTATATTTACCTCACCAATATGTTAAAAAATAAACTAACACATACTGTTCAAATAACGCGCACATATATTTAAATTATAGGAGGTAGCTATTGCCACGATATGCTAAATCGGCAACCTGTGAACGAGTTTCTGACTGAACCTGCCGTGCGTCACCTAATGCACCGAGTTGTTTATGTAACGAGTCACGCTTCAGTCCCCACCATTTATTAACTGGGTTATAGTTATCTTTCACACCCATATGACTCGCGCCAGGTATTGGTTGCGCGGTGAGTGTGTTTTCTATGAAGTTTCTGTGATTCTGCCTGACATCGTCGCCGATTACGGATTTCAACACATTATCACGAATATCGTCACCATTGGCATTAAGATCATCTGAACCAGGTGGACCAAAGGGTGCGTTATAATACCCTTCATGCCCGGGCCAGTTTGCAGTTGGTTCCGTATTTGATTCTTGGTTCCAATGAATTCGTTCGATATCCCTGATATTATTGACACGGAAACTTTCCTCAGAGCATGCCCCGCATGTTTCACATTCGGTGCCACCCTCAGTATTCTCACCACAATTTGTACATGCTGTACAAGCACTCGTATACATTTTTGATGGCCATGTATTGTTTTTATAATCCGCCCACTTATTGCACGTCTTTGGATTGACCATAACAACTATCCCAACGACCATGACGGCTATCAACACAAATGCACCAATGACTGCTGCGACATATAGGGTTGTTCTTGCTGTTTTAACAATAAAATCGGTACTCATCCTCGGCGTTAAACTGTCACCAGATATATATATTTACATTTAAAAAAAAATACAAATATGTGTTATATGTTTACATGTCGCATATAATTGTTTTCATATTTGCGATGAATTCGGCTGATGCTTTGATCTCATCTTCGATCACGATAGTTGGTGGACGGGCGTCTTTGTTCCCGCGTGTGTGGTAGTCAATTTCTTTTAATATTGCGACGCTCTGAGCTATGTTCATATACAGTACATACATCTTGGTATATAGTTCCGAGTACAAATTAATAGTAGCGATATCTACGTCATGTTCTGCAGCATACTTCACGGCATCTTCACACCGATCATCGGTCAATGCATTTGGCAATTCATCTTTCTCAAATGGAATAAGAGTATCTAGACTCATAGAGTGCGATGCCATATCCACAATACCACCAAGTAAATGATTTCTCGCATCGAACATCAGTTGGAATGAGTCTATCTTACTTAGGAACTCACATTTCGCTTCATCTAGTTTTAGATTTAGTGTGTTACGCGTTGTGTTATGTATCGATGATGATCCAGTTCCGTATAATATTTTTAAGGTGTACAAGTAGTCGATACCATGTTCTTTGATAATATGTGCTATGAATTTATCAGCATAGTTCGCCGCGCTCTTTTCTGCTGCTTTGCGTATATCTTCCATAGTATTGTCGTAAAGTTTAGCACTCTCATCACCTAATTTGGACTTGAATAACTTAGCCGAGTGTTTACTCACTGCATCGTCAACTTTGTTGTAATAAGGTTCAGTACTGCGTCGATAAATTTGTTTAAGTACAGAACCCTTGTTGATTGGTTCTGGTGAGTTCTGATCATTTATAGATTTGATCCATGCTTTAGCATTTGCTGTGATTTTTCTATCAGCTTCCTTTAACGCATCGTTGCTGTCGTCAACTGGGTCGACATGAAACTCATTACAATATGTCAAGAATTGTGCGAACTGTCCACTGACTTGATTAGTCATGTAGTAGGACATATCGATTTCTTTATTCATTTCATCGATGTCTTCAGGATACCAAATTTTATCACCCATACTCAACTTAGTTTGACATCCTCGAAAGTCGTAGCTCCATGGATACTCTTTGGCAATGACGTATTGGATTCGATCCGATGGTCGTGGCACATGTCTCCCAAGCTCACGCATACGCTCGACGAATCTCAATATTGCACGATTCCCAGGTTTACCGGGGCGCGCTGGTTTATATGTCGCACTTTTCACAAAGTCGGCCACATCCCATTTGCGCGTATACGCTTCCTCGATCTTCTCTAACACGAGACTTTTCATAGTTTTTGTGTTGCGAATGTTTAGTATCTGCAACACAAGCTCACTCGTGAGCTTAACCTGCATTGGCGAAGTGTCACGCTTTACAATTGACAACCCTTTCATGAACGCATCATCAATAAACTTGAGATTGAAGTTCACAACTTGTGTGTGGGCAATCCCGAAGTAAACTTTCCTGACCAAGAACACTGCTGGCCACAGGACCTCCTCGAACGCCATTTTGATAAATGCGTTGCCGACTTCTTCCGCGATGCGCGTGTTGATGTGTTTGTTAGCGACATCCGCTTCTTTCATTGTGATAAGTACACACTTTTCATAGTATTCTTCTTTGCTAATCATTCCGCCGTAGTACAATCGGTCCATTTCTTTGAACAGATCTGGATTGCATGACACATATATAGAGTCTGTGTTACTACAATTCAATGACCCAACACCGCCTAAGAATGAACCACGTGATGTTTCAATATCATATACAAACTCATTTTGCGTATGGGGTGGTAGTTCCAAGATTTTCTCGACTGCGATTGGGTTCTTGTGGAACGTCCTGAACACATTCAATAAATAGATATCTGGATTGTCGGTACATGATATGCGAACGTATCTGTGGCCAAGTGATTGTAATAAATAATACATACACTGTGAAGTTATCTTACCTTTGCAGCAGAACTCGGTGTACTGTCCAAATTCTATACATGTTATGTATGTACAACAACCGTCGACACTACAGTACCCATCGTAGAACGCTTGACGAGTTTCAATCGAACTGTTGAGGATGTGCATCGGCACCGGTATATCGAGAACGGTATGTTTTAAACCGGTTGACATGGCTGACCCCAACGCATAAGCCTCTCCTTTTGTAACATTTGTAACACGGTGGAACACATTTGGAAATGAATGTAGTAGTTCGGTTCCAATTTTAAGTACACTGGGTTTAATCTTTTTATGATCGGGTGTCATGAGCGAATGGTCCTGTGTCACATCTATAACACCAGTGTGTGTGTTAATCCGGTACATTTTTTTGTTGGTTTTGTGGCGGATCACTTTGTTGATATCATACCAGTTACCGTCTGTCCATATCTGCAATGTGCACATAGCTTGTTGCTTTTCAATCAGTCCTGGTTCACCAGGCTTAAATTGATCATAAGATACCCATTTATCGGTTAGTGCATCAATAGTTTTAATCATGACCATGCCGGTGTCGCGGCATCGCACGACAAGTGGTGTATCGCCGGTCACTGAGTCACCGTAATATTGCTTACAGTGTCGATCGTTTAACGCAACATCTCGGGCAAACTTTATCAGCCGCTGACCAGTACTTGTAACGGCGGCCGCGTACTCCAATCCGAAGAATGGGTTGTTGCAATCACCCATCACACCGTAGAACGTGTTCATAATTGTTTTGCGCGCCTTTTGCTTAGAATCTATGTATCTACATAGAGATGTCAACTCTTCGATAGGCATTATTGCGAACTCTGCGATGTCTGGGTTAGCTAAACATTCATCAACCTTTCCAGCTTCGATCAGTTCAATCGCATGCTCGACACGTTTCAATTTCTTTTTGAGTTGGGATCGCTCACGGAATAATCTCAACAATATGCGTGGGCCGACGGCCATAGTTTCCTCATTACCATCGTGTCTAATGTACCACGATTCGCGTTTTTGTCCATTGTGCTCAAACGTTGAATGGTATAAGTCTTTTCCTGACTTGATTAACTTTTTGGCCATTCGTCGATCCAATATCGCAACGGTTGGGTCGATATTAAATGCGATGATGATACTTGGGTACAGACTCGAATAATCGAGTGCAAATACCGGGTGGTGTTGTTCATCATCGATGAATTCATCAAACGCATGTCGGGCGGGTGTGTTAAGCTTTTTTAACATTTCAGGATCGCAGTTGTTGAGAATTATATATTCCATCGAGTTGATGCATTCCTCACTTATGTTTTTGTACCGCTCGTGGTGATCATTATGCGTACTGCGCTCACGGAATGATAGTTTGGCAGCAGCCACGCCTTTGCGCGGTGTTGAAACATATCCACCTATGTATTTCTCGCGATTGGATCCGTATTCCGAATGTGTGTTAAATGAATAACCCATCAATGACCCCTCAGTAATGATAAGATTCCTAACCTTCATTGCACCCGCATACCATATCGCATCGTTTAACGACGTGTATGACATGTTTGCGATCTCTCGTAGATCTGATATACTGTTACCACTATTGACGAGGGTAAGATTGAATGTTGATCTCGAGTCTCGGCAACAGTACTTGCCGATTTTTGTCATCAGTGTTAGTAGTTCGGGGGGTGGATCAACTTCGTCCATAATACACCTATTCATTGCATCATACGCGTCAAACATAGTGTTTACCAACATATCATCTTTTAACGGTAGTCCATACATCTCCAAGAAGAAGTTCAGCTTATATGATCCTGCGCTCTCACACTGCTTCATGTGAGTTTTGCGAAACATTGGCATGAGATCATAATCAATGCACCCTGGGAAACACAGGCTGTACGCAAGCATTGTGGTGTCGGCATCGAGCTTCACTCGATGTGTGACATAGTTGTATCGTATGATCATTTCTTCCAAATCCACACGTGTCTGTTTCTTACCCCGTTTATGGACAACGCAGCTCATTTTATTTGCGAAGTGTTGTGTCAGTTCGTATGTTTCCATCCGTGCTTTGACCCATGGCCAATCGTAGTAACCCGTATTGAACCCATTCGATATATCAGGACAAATTTTTTCAAATATATCGGCAAACGATTTGAGCAATTGCTTCTCATCGTCGCATATCACAACCAGAGTGTTTGGCTCCGGGCTTTGTGGACAAGTCGTTATGAGAATATTAAGGTATGGTACAGCGTCATGTATAATGTTAGCATTTATACTTATTTGAAATATACCTGAGTCATTCTCTTCTGGGAATGGTGGTTCGGCATCTGTTCGGGTGATATCTTTGTATGTCTCTATATCCCACGTAAAGCATACTGTTTTGTCGAGTCTCATTGATTTGTTTTTGAGTATATCACCATCATATGTTTTAAGATTATCAATGGACACCATAAACACCTTTGGAATTTTAACACGTGCGTGTCCAGAGTATGAGTCGTACTTGGTAATGTTGACCCACGTTGCCAGTTTTATCTCATTCTGTGCTTCAACCACTCTGTAATATTGCTGGGAACCACCATCGACGGAGTTTAATTCGTATCCCAGATCATCTCGACAGAATGTGATAGCTTTCCGACGTTCACTACTTGAGTGCATATGAACGCGTACGAAAGTAGTTCGATGGCGTTTATAACCCATGTATTCGCGTGCTTTGATAAATTCAAGTTCAATAATATTCCAACCTTTAGCAATAAGTGACTTCTCTATGTCGTCACGTAATTTATCATGATCTTTCTTGGCAGGTAATTTGATATCGAAGAATGGATTGATCTTAACCATAATACACGCTTTTTGCCCATTGAGCAATGGTCCAAACATTTGAACATAATACTGTAGGTGGTCATCATCCCATGCCTGGTAGTCTCGAACATCAACGGGGTGGAATAATATATTTGAATTTGATGCTATACAATTATCGACGATTTCGCTATCGGGGTTGTCTGCACATAGTGATTCATATCTACTGGGGACCATGGTGTCGATTTCATTATATCCAATTATTGCACCGCATAAGTTCGCGGGCATGTGGTTTTCATCACTTTTACCATGCCCTACGTTTGTCATGATTCGATATATAGATGAGTGTTTTTCAAATTTAATATATGATCACTCATAATATAGTTTACCAAAATATCGATTGGATGAACATTACAGCAAATAAACTACGCAGTGAGTGGACCAAAACAAAATTTATTGATAGGTATGTTCAAGATATCATGGTGGCCATAGAGGATAGGATAATGGATGCTCATAGAGACTCTCGAACATGCATCGCGTACGGCGCACCTGTTAACTTCAGCGTACCTGAAATGACCAACGAGGACTCAAGTATTCTCGTATACTATGCGATAATACAAGAGCTTGAACGGCGTGGGTTCGTGATCAATATTGAAATGTCCACAAGCGAAACCACGTTTTTTATAACATGGTCCAATAGTAAACAAGATGGTCATTTATCACATATGCTTAGTTACATCGCAAGTAAACGGACGGATTCTAATGCTAGACATAAAGTGCTGAAACAAAGAAAAAAGACAAAGCGCATCACGCCACCACAGGCCTATACCCAAGACGGTGTCGCACATGTGCAAAAAACACTATCATCAACATCGACGGACCTTAGCACATCATTTACATCAATCAGCCGGCGCAGTGGGCATGGTCTTACCGACAGCGGTGCCCCACCACCCATACCGGAAATGTTCAGGTCGAAAAAATTAACAACTCATCCTAGTGATAGCCAACAAATAAGCGAATCGAGTCAAACCGGCGAACTAAAATATATCAATGATTACGATGATCAACTAATATAGGCTAACCACCACCTGTCAGACTATATTATCAGGATGTGGCTTGAGCTGCGGCACCCATGAGACCTGGATTGGTGGATGCCGGTTGTGATGCTTGTTGCATATCGAGAGGCGTATACGGTTGCTGGTTGATCGGTTGCAACTGACTTCTGTTCTGTTGGATCACGCGCGTCAATTTATCGATCTTGCACCGTGCACTATATATTGATTTTATCATTGATATTATTATGACGAGCAATATGATCAATATAAATGTATAAATATCATCATTTACATTGTTACCTATATTGCGAATACCATAACTACAGGCACCATGGAACGATTCATTTTGACGCGGTGGTTGAGATGAACCGTATTCATCCATGTTTCGCTTAGCTGTTGTGAACCGTTCTTTCGACAGATCATCTTGCCGTTCAAGTTCTTGTAATTTTGATGCCTTTGCCATTTGTAGCCTCGTGATCTCCTCA